ATATTCAACGCTTAAAATGCGAAAGTCTGCATCCACATTCTCGTTTGGCAATGTTACATGGATTTTATCTCCTGGCAGAAGAGGCGTTGTTCCATAGTCGATAACTGTGCTACGAACCGTGAGGTACTCCGCAGGATCCTTCAGTTGAGCGAGAATAGCCTTGGCTCTGAGCATACATTCGTTATCGCTGTAGAGCTCCTCATCAACTTCCACAAGCTCTCTCAGCCCATAACTGGTTTGGCTCCCTGAATCCTCTTGTGTGCTACTATATCTGCGACCGCCAAAGAATAAACCGTCAACCCAGAAACTCCCTGTGCCAGAGCCCGTAAACCAACAGTCAAAACGAATCTTCTTTATTTTGGTCCAATCAAAGCCGCTCTCAACGTCCCAAACATCAGCATTCTCAGCGCCGACTTTAAAGTCTCTTTGGAACCATTCTCCAGCGCCAATGCTGAATATATGAGCAGCACACTTGTCAGCCGTATCAAAAAGTAATACGTTGACGTTTCCATTGAAGGTGCTTTCGCGCATAATCCAGAAGCTTATAAGAGGATAAAGATTGCCATTGACTTCTTTGCCACTGTTCAACGTAAACATGCAAGCCGCATAATAGAGATTTGCAGCATAGGTTTTGATGCTTCCAGTACCTTTTTTCTTCGTTGACGTATCAAAACTTACCGTGCCCGAAATGCCACTCCAAGAGCCATCAGTAGGCGTTAAGCTTTCGGTCCATGCATCCTTATCAGCAGGCGTACTTTTATCGGCAACGCCATAGCTCGTGATCTTATTTCTCACCGCAGTGATGTCTTTGCGGTATTCGCTTGTCTCGATCTTCTCGGTTAAAGACACAGATGAGGTTTTACTATTCCTTGCAAAAAACTCAAATTTGCCATCAGGGGCAACACGAAAGTCGTAACCGATCACGCCAGCCTTATCCGAGGCTCCTGCAATGATCTTCAGAATGTCAAATACTGGGGTATTGTTGTACTCCAAAAGAGTGAAAGTTGTGTCTGTATCCTCAACCAGCTCCGTTACACCGCGGTTATGACTAATTCCTGCAAAAGAGTCCATGAGGTCCTTGACTATAGCTTCGCCTTTCTGGGAAGCATATGTCTTCGTAACAACCCTGCGAAAAAGCTTCTCGCCCCAACATCGACCAGCCACGCGCAGGTAATTCTCGCTAGGTCCCGATTCGTATTTGATGGTCTCGGTTCGCGTGGTAATGATCTGTGGAACATTCGTGCCTCTTCCAATGTCGATGTGGCCATCTTGACCAACAATAATCGGATAGGTCCCGCCAGGACTATACTTCTTATCCCAATTTTGGAGAAGCAGTTCCCAGCTGCTGACTTCCTTTGTGGCCCCTAAATGTACTCTGGCTTCTATGATATCACCTTGGGGCGGAGTAACGGAACCCAGAACCACAGCGAGCTTTGGAATTTCAACGCTCAAGGCGTCCCTTCAACTCCTTGGCGATATAGATCTGCTTCTCCTGCACGTTGAATACTACGACTACGAGAAGGCATTTCAGCGCTTGCTTCATTGAAGCTTTGAACACTGGAAGTGGCAGCGTTCATACTTGACGCGAATGACCACATGGCCGCTGCAGCTGCAACAATCACCGCGATGCCCACACCCGTGAGGGCAAGAAAAGTAGCGTAAGAAATGTTAAGAGCATTCTGAGCAGCAGTAGCGATCCAACATGCAGCAGCATAAACCTTCTGGGCAACAGCAACGCCAACGCTCGTACGCATAAACATGCCCATAACGGTTACTACGAGCATGGCGGAGTTGAAGACCCGAGCTTGCTGATCATTCAACAAGCCAAATTCATGAGCAATATGACCAATCGCAGTTCCAGTAGCTCCTAAACCAGCAATTGCGGCACCAAGGCTCTTTATGCGAGTAGCCAACGCTTCAGCGTCAGTTTGAATCCTCGAAAACTCCGAGCTCGCCCGGTTCACAGCGCGAATCGTAACTGCAATCTCACGGAAACTCATAAGCCAGCCTCCGCCTTAGCTTGGTCAATAGCCTCGCAAATGATAGCCTCAAGATGTGGGAGATTTTCTTGAATTGCTGGGTAGAGATACGGCTGTGCCTGCATGTGGCGTGTGCCAAGCTCAACGAATAGGGCGTAGGTGGCTTCTGCGCCTATTTCGGCAACCCACTCGCTTATCTTTGCGTAGATTGAGCTTCTCAAGTGCCCTGTTCTTACTGGTGCGAGCTGTTTGGCTAAGGCTTTGACATCTGCAACCCAGCTTGCCAACTGCCTGTGCACATGACGTTGCATTCCACTGTCGAATTGCTGCATGGCTTGTTTAAACTCTTCAACGCCTTCAACGTCGCATGTTATTTCGACCGCCATTTCGCCTCACGCTCCGCCTTCTGCTTTTCCTCCTCTGCTTGACGGTCTAACTCGTTGAGGATGACAATGAACTGTTGGACGGTTTTGGCTGGTTGCCTTCGCAATTCCGTGATTGTCCAGCCGAACTCTTTGCAGAGGCGAAACTGTGTGAGGGCTTCGTTTGGCTTTTGGCGTCTGATGGCTCTGATAAAAAAGCAGACTCTTCAAGGCTGACATTGTTTAGCTTGTTCACGATTTGACTGAACAATTCGCCAAGTTCAATTGGTATGCCATTCTCTTCATTTAGAAGTTTCTCGAGGGTTATCGGCTTGTTTGGTGGCTGTTCTTTAAGTGAAGCCATTATGGTTTCTGCTTGAATTGCCACATAGTCGCTTGTTACAACTTGTCCGGTTTGTTGGCTATAGCGTGTGTATTTTTGGATTATTCTGCTACGTTTAGCCCACGTTATCTCACTAAAAACGTAGCGTCCAGCGTATTCCTCTCCAAATCTTTCATCAAGTTTAATGCTTTCTTTTCGCATTCTGAATCATCTCCATTATGGCAATTCTGTTTCTGACGGCTGTGTTAATGTCTTCAAGCACGATGTCTTGCATCCACTTAGGCATCTTTAAAATGCGGTCCCCAAGGCTTTCCCACATTTTCATCCATTTTTTGCGCAGCTCTCCCGCCCGACCGAGATTTAAAGGCTCCACCTGAATGTTTCCCATGTTTATCCACTTCCAACAATCACAATGGTAAAGCTGAAACTGTTAATGCCCGTTAACGCTGAATCAACATTGAGGGTAAATGTAGCTTCTATAAAGCGGTCAACTGGTATTTGGTTTCCAGTGTAATCCCATGAAAGGTTTATGAAGTTTGCAGCGTTTAGAGGATTCCAATCTTCCGTCCACATGCTTAACGTGATTGGAACATTGCTTTCATTTTTAATGTAGACAGTATAGTTTTTGCTGTCTCCCGGCTCCAAAATGCCCCAGTCAATTTGCGTTACTGGAATTGTTAAGCTGCTGTCTTTGTAAACGCCTATGCCCACAACTTTCAAATTTGCATGGCTGGATATTCGCCATGCCCATTGCATAACCGCAAACGTTAAGGCTGAACCGACAAGCAAGCCGATAACGGCTGCCACTGTTAACATGCCAAAAAGCCTACGTTCCATGGTTATCATCCTCAGCTTATCCAAACGTCCCTCGCAGCAAACTTCGCCTTTAGGCTGACAAGGTCCTCTATGCGCGTTGGCGTTGCGACTTCTTCCCACTTGCAGTATTTGAATAGGGCACTGTTTGTGCTGCCAAGCCCGAATTTTAGGCTAAACTCCGCATCGTTTATGACGTCTTCAAACTCTGTTTTATCTTCAAATTCAAAGGTTAATTCGCCTGAAAGGTTGCGGTGTCTTGCTGGCAAATACTTCAGCAAATGTCCAAGGGCTGAACGGATTACAGGAACAGGCTTAAGGTTGTTTTCAATCGTGAATTTCCAGTCTGTCACTCTTTCCAAATAGTCAAGTTGGTCCCCGCTTGCTAATCCTCGCATTACATAGCTTTCGTTGTAGGGAATCGCTCCGCTATAATCGCCGTAAGTTGCTCCAGAAATTTTAGATGTTCCAACAGCAACATCCTGCCCAATCAGTTCAACAGTTGACTTTACAACATCTTCG